TCACTATCATGCCGTTTGGATACATATTGTGAAATTCTTTAATACGATCGTTAACTGTGGCATAATCTTTTAGATTAAATCCCATAAGATTCCTCCTTATTTATGGTTAGCTTGGACAACCAAATTAGTATTTCTAACTCGATTATCCAAGCATTTTTTGTTATTTTGTTTTGTAATATTCGCCACATATACGCAATAATACGTAACACATAGCAAATGTGATTAGTAATGATACCATTTAGTTGTACCTCCTTAATCTAGTAGTTTCATGTACGCTTCAGCATTGTTTGATCTGAACCAATCTAAGCCTTTGCGTACAACTTTTTGTGCATCAGGGTCCAAAAAATAATTAGGAGATTCTAATTGTGCTCTCATTATTCTTGTGTACACTGATTCTTCTACTGGTGTTAGTTTGTAAGACTCGCCACTAAAAGGATTTCTAACATCCAATTCAATGTCTTCATCATCTCGAAACTTACATTTAGACAAATCATATGGAAATTTAGTATACTTTTCTTTTGTAGTATGTTCATAGCCATATACGTCTGTGTAAGTTATATTGGTTTTACTCGGATTACTTCCCATGTAAATCCCTCCTTTTCTAGTTTATCAAGCATTTTCTTGTGCCATATTTGAGCTTCTTCGTTTGTAGCATAATTAGGATGAAACTCAGCATTTCTAGCTGCTTGATAATGTTTAACTGATAGTATTTTAAGCAATACTATATAGTTTGGATCTGTATGACTTTCTGCTACTGAAACCACATAATGTTTATTCATCATCAGATGGTGGTATTGTACCAGTTATTTCATCTATTACGATTTGCAATGGTTTGAGTTTTGTTCTGATTGGTACTTCTATATCTTGATACTTATTCATATCTGTATCTAAATTAGTTAATTCAGACATCATCCATTGAACTCCGTCCCAATAGTAAATATATTCAATAAATATATCTCCTATAGTCATACGAAAATATTGTTCTATATCTTCGTATGAATCATACTCTTCTTTTTCTCCCATATACTCAATTTCTGATTCTATAGAACGAATAGATTTAAGTTCTATTTCATCTACTTTTGATTGAGTATTGTGATAATTAAGCAATTCATAACCAACTCCACCTATGAACTCATCATTTCTTTTGAATCCAGGATAGCCGTCATAGTGACAATAAAGTGATTTCACCGTTTTAAAGCCTTCTTCGTTGGTTCTTTTAAATACGATATTTGATCGTGTTGACATTATTTACCTCTCTTTCTACGTATTGATGTTATCATACCGCCTTTACCATTTTGGATATACATAAATTCATATCCTAAATCGTTAAGTAGTGATATTTGATTGTTGATTGTTTTTTGTGCTAGTAATGCAAGATCTGATACACTAGAATCCTCTAATTGATTTAACTCTTGTCTTACTGCATCCATTTCAGATAATTTACCCATTTGTTACTCCTTTTACTTCATTTTCAGCATTTATTTCTTCTTGTCTCCAAGCTGCTGTTTCCATAACGCCTACTGGTAATATTCCATGTGGTTCTATCATTACGGTTTCATTTGCACTTATTTCTACTTTTAAAGTATTAGCTTTTCCAGTAGACCAATGAATAGCACCAGGGCCATTACCTTCGTCATCTTGAGATATAAACAATGCGGTACCACTATCTAGTATTAACACTAAACCAGTTGTATTGTCTTCATCCCATTCTTTCCATAGGATTGTTTCTATTTTTTGTCCTTGCAATAATGCAAAAGCCTTCTTGTGCCAAGCTTCTGTTCTTTGCATTTCTTTTTTACTTATTTTACTCATGCTCTTCCTCCATCAAGTATTTTCATATATTTATCTTTATTGCCATTGCAATCTTCAATTATTTGTTCTTCCCATTCTTGTTGATGCATAGGATGTTCAAACTCACCACAACAGTCAGCAGCATATTCTGGTTCTGTTGCTTCTTTACTATAATCGTTTTTAAGTGTATTCATATTAATAAAAACTTTTTCATACACTTGATCACTACCACACCAATTGCATACCCAATCTTTACTCATTTGATTCCTCCTCTATTTTTTGATATTGAAATATCCATTGATTTTTATATTTATCAGTTCCTGGACTATCAGTAAATAACCACCAAGCTCTACCATGCTTATTAGCAAAATCTTCTCTTTCTTGTATACCTTTTTCACTCCAAGGATCTACGAATTTCATCTTTTGCATTCTATCTTGTATTGTTTCAACTGGTGTTATATTTTTACGATTCAACCAAGCTTTTTCTCTACTATTCATTATTTTCTCCTTTCAGAACTGAGGCAATCTGTAAGTCATACACCTATGCTTTTAGTATGATTAATAGCTACTTAGGACCTTACTAGACTACCTCTATTCTGATTTAAGTCACTCGGCATCTACTGGTGCTCTACCATGTATCATCCTATGTGACTATTTAATTAACCACCAGGAATATCCTGGTTAGTTATAATTGACTTGGTCGTTTACCGACTTTCATCATCCAAGGTTCTAATGACATATGTAATAACCAGTCTGACATTGTAATAAGTTTACCTATGTCTTCTACGACATGCTGTTCACCTATTTGTCTTACTGGTACTTTTCTGCCATCAGAATTGGTTATGTATTTACCAAATACGTCAATACACCAACCAATGCCTTCTGTATGATGTCTCATTGATCTGTGAGTTGGTAGTGAACAACCACGTTTAGAATCATCAAACCAATGATGAATCTTAATGTAGTCGTCTACTGTACCTCCCCACTTCTTTACACTGCTTTTACTATGATATAGAGGGTCCATTACTCTTCCCTTTCAGTTTTACGATTTACTTTTTCGTCAAGCATATCACTAATAAAATCGTGTAATTGTTTTAGTTTTGACTGATCTTTCTTTAAAGAAATATCTAATTCAACATTTTCGTATTGTTTCTTGTTCGGAAATATATCCTTAAGAAATCCTTGGAATCTTTTCGAAAGTGTTTCATCTAATATTACTTCTGTTTCTTCAGACTCTTGGACCATTACATTTGTTTCTTGGTTAACATTAAGTTTAACTTTGTTATTATCAAACTCTACCTTGAAGCAGTTTTGGCTACCATCATTGTTTTGCCAACCAGGTTGCAACATTTGATAAAATGCTTCATCAATATTTTCCCATTCGTCTTTGCGTATTCTTGGATACATTAATTGTAAAATTCTTGTATCAAAGTGTGTAAATTCATCATATACATATGATTGCGTTCTACGCAATGTAATGCCACGTTCACCAGTAATAGGTACTGTTTTTATTTCATGTATTGACCATCCCATATCTAAAACGCTTTGAATAACGCCGTTAGACCAATCTTCTAAGTCCATAGTAGCAAACGCTTCTGGTTCCATATCTATAAGATATTGTCTACGTTCTTCTATGTGTTTTCTTAGTAATCTTGTATGTTCATCGGTTTCCCACAATGAAAAGTTAATTAAGTTTTCTGGGAATACGTTTTCACCGTGATTTGTGTGCATATAAAAATGTCTCATTATATGCGATGGATGTATTTGCATACCATTTTCATCACGAAATTCTACGTTTTCTAAACAACCATCATCACCGTATCCGTTGTATTCAAGCTTCATACTTTTTATGTTAGTATGCTCCATAATTGATTTAAACTTTTCGTGTAAGTCAATTTTAGTTGCATAGTTTCTAAACATATCTTGGACTCCACTTAAATGTGACCAACTATAACCGTGTACGGTTTTAGGTGAACCATCTTTATTTTCTTTAAGTGTTTTCTGCATAGCCTTACTAAACTTAACTGTAAGATTATTAAAATTTACATCATTCCAACTCATTATTTTCTCCTTTTCGTTTTATTCTGTAATTCAATTAACATTGCTGCAAGATATACTATCATATCTAATGCTTCTTCTATAGCATCTTGCAAATGATCTCTTGTACCATCTAATGGTACTTCTTCACCATGTTCTATTGCACCATAGTGTAGTCTTTCTTCTATTAGTTCAAGTATAGATTCGTTATTACTGTTTTTTATACCTAACCAATGTAGTATTTTTTTAAACATTGCTATCCTCTTTTTTTAGTATGTAGAGGAAAAGAGAAACCTCTACACACTTTCTTGTTCATCTATCGATTTCCCAAGAGTAGAAAGAAGGCTCTATATCGCCTTTGTGGCCTCTCTCTAACTCTTTGGTATCATTATTCTCTTTTAGATCGTTCATTACTGATTGTGATAGAAGATACATACTATCATCACAACATTGTTCTTTGGTTTCAAAGTTCCATTGTTGCTTATCATAGTTGTACTTGCTTTCTGCTATCGTTGTTCTGCAAGTAGGACATACTACTCTTATAGGTTGTCTACTCATTTAGACACCACATTGTAGTATATTGCCCACATTAAAGGTTTTGACATTTTACTGCAAACCTTATTGCATGCTGGATCGTACGCATTTGTTGCAACATCTTGCAATGTTCGCAAGTTCACTTTGTAGGTTTTTGTAAACCACTCAGTGAATACTGTTGAATGTTGCAACTTTGCGTGATACATTTGTTTTTTAGTCATCTCTTAATACCTTTATACTTACGGTTTTAGCTCTAACATTTACCAGCGTTTCTATTACTTCGTCTGTATATGATTCATATGGTATTTCTGTATCATCGTTAAACGATATGTTAATATCTACGCCTTTTGGTTTAGGAACGTGTTTCTTTCTGATAGTTTTCTTTTTATCTTTCATAAAACAAGTTCCTTTTCATTTCTGTATACTCGTCGTATAACCATTCTACTATACGTGCTAACACATAAAATGTTATTAGCCATAAAAAGACTAACGATAGATCAAGTGCTGTTGTAGATAGTAAACTGTTATATGTTCCAGTATACATATTGTACTTTGTATCAAACTTTAAAAACATCACAATAGACGTTGTTATCATTGATACAAATAAGATGCTATTAAATAAACATCTTCTTGTGAATTGTATTACACTTGTTACTGCGAGATATGGCCCTTTACCAATGTATCTTGCTTTAAGACGTGTAATCTTATCTTTTATATAGTTACGCATTATATTTCCTCTTTTTTGTTAATAAAAGCTTTGCCGACCAATACTGTGGACTAACTGAACTAAGGTATATTGATATGATATGTGAGTTGTGTGGATATCAGTCGGCATAAGTTATAGTAATAATTTCACTTACCAATGGCAAGTTTTTTTCAGCATGGTATTATGCATCAAAAAAATTCTTTACTGTGCAACGCACAATAGCTATCCTTATGATGTCAACAAATGAATGCTGACACCATAAAGATTATGATACTTTTATAGTTATGAAACTACTGTATCTCCGCCAATAACGTCTGTCTTATTAGTAACGTAGAATGTTACCAATGTTTCAGACTTATTGTTCTGATTAACATATGGTTCATTCTTGACGTCAACTAATTTACCATTGCTATCTTTGGCTTTTGCAATTAGTTGCAAGTCCCTCAATGCAAGGTATTTATTAAATGAAGACGCAAGTTTCCATTTAGATAAATCCTTAGAGCGGATAGTTATCATATAGATATAACGTAATCCCTCAGACTCTTGGTTTAACTGAGACAATTGCTCGCCTCTGATCGCATTGAGTGCAACATTCTGCGTGTGTTTTTGCCTATCGGCTAACTCAGGCATAGTTGATGCAGTAGGACGTACTTTAATTGATACAAGTGAACTGCCAATGTTTTCTTTATTAAGCTGGTCAAATGCATCTTGGATTTTATACATATTAGACATAGTATACTCTCTTTCTTTTTTGTTTTAATATTAATTAGTGGACAAAGTCCACGAGGGTGCAGCTACGCCCGTAAAGCAAATATTGACTTAGAAATATTCAAACGAATAATTTCAACGATATTGAATATGAAAAGTCAATATTTGTAGGGGGTAGGTGTTATATATACTACGTACATACAATCTAAGGCTATTTTTTAAAACTATTGCAAGGTAGCTGTAAATATTCTTAAGTTATACTAATGAAAGGCGTAAATAAATTAATTACATTTTTAAAAAAATCTAAATCATTAGAAAGATTAAATAAAGATACAGGTGAATGGGAAGTTGTAGATTTAGATCTATCTGATGATGAGACATATACTTTGTTACAAGTAATGTCTGCAGAGTTAGAAATTTTAGTTAAGATAGAAGAAATGGAATTAGAACTACGTTTAAAGAATGAATAGGTATTGCAAGGTATAAACGTATATATATAAACATATGAATAAACGTTTATAAAAGTACATTTATACATACATTGGTATGTATTGCTATATACATAAGAATATAATAAATGTTTATGGAGGAAAAATGAGCATAGCGACAAACGTAATATTTGATAAGAGCGATGAAAAAGATAGACACTTAATTAGTAGGGATAAATACAGTTGGATCTATTTAGTAGGGCCAAAGCATAATACCATAGAACAGATTGTAGCATTGAAAGATAATAAATGGTACTACACCTCTATGAAAAGCTTAATATTAGAATTGTTTGAGAAAAGACTTAATAAAACTACACATGTACTAGGAACACAAGAAATTGTTAAAGCAGTTAATATGGCATATCAAGATGTAGTTGAAGTAGCAATAGGTGTGCAAACAGCAACGAAGCATTTACTAACTAGAGGAGATCGTTGCAAAGAATGCAATAAGGAGTTATAATGGCAATTAATAAAAAGAATAAACCTAGCTTAAAAGAAATAGTAAGACTTGTTGGAACGTTAGCAGTTCAAATAGAACAGTTGAAAATGCAAGTTTGGAACGGAGATAGGGCCCTGGACTTATATTTAGAAATGAAAGAAGATAAAGAAGAGTTTAAAAAATTTTTAGAAAAAAAATATCCACTAGATGATACAGATAGTAAAAAGACTGAAGATAAATAATTTTAAACCAAAGACATATAAAGTGTATACAAGTGAAGACAAAGCTATACCAGAGTATGTTCATTGGCAAGAATGTGATGCGGGAGACTACGGCATTAGTGACGACGGTTATATAGGTAAGTGTATTTACAGGAATAAATACAAAAAAGGAACGCTACTTACATTTCCTTATGGTAGACAATGGTTAGGTAGAAATAGAAAGCTAGAGTTTGAACCGCATTGGAACTCTGGTAATTTAAATAATGTTTCTACAAAGTCTTATAGTGAAATAGAATCAAAGTCTAAAAGAGCAGAGTTAGCAGTAGATGCATACATAGCTTATAAGATAGCGGGGGAAAAACCTGACATGGACAAGATTGGTTCATTGTATAGACCAGATCAAAAAGAACCGCATATAGCAGCAAAAAGATTGTTGAAGCTGAAGGAGACAAAGCAAATGATAAAAGATAAATTAAAAGAAGTTTTAACTGATAAGGGTGTAGATGAAGGATATATTATTGATGTGATGAAAGACGCAGTGGTTGTTGCAAAGATGAAAGAAGATAGTGGAAGCATGATTCGTGCAGCAAAAGAAATGTCTGTATTTTTAGATATGGCTCCACAGAAAACGCAACAGACAGAAACATTAGAACTGGATATAAGTCATCAAATCTCTAATCAGTTTGAAAAACAAACGAAAAAATTGAAAGCAACACAAACAAAAGAGCTTGGTGATGGACAAGAAGAAGATAATACTTGAAGGCGAACACGATAATTTATTATTATTTTTGGCTACAATGATTGAGGTAGGCAAGGATATGAACGTTAAAGTAACCATTATTGTACATGAAAAATAAAAAAGATATATTACAAGCAATGCAAAAAGATATGCTATTGTTTGGTAGAATGGTAATGCCTAATATGTTTAGTAGTGAGTCTCCTCCATTTCATTACGACCTTACAGAATACTTGTTAAACGATAAACAAAAACAAATTAATATCATTGCACCTCGTGGACACGCTAAGAGTTCGGTAGCTGCTGGGATATTCCCCTTGTTTCATTTGATGTTTAATAAAGGAGTTAAGGTTATTGTGCTTGTGTCACGTACGCAATCACATGCTACTAAACTATTAGGTACTATTAAAGACGTGTTAGATTACTCTCAAGAGTTCCGATACTTTTTTGGCTACTGGGGAATGCAGTCTGCACGCAAGTGGACAAACACAGAAGTAGAGCTAAAAGATGGTAGCTTGATAATTTGTAAAGGAACAGGACAACAGATACGTGGTATTAAGCACGGAAATCAACGACCTACTCTTTTAATACTAGATGATCCCGAAGATGAAAATAATACAAAAACAGCAGAAGCTATGGAATACAATTTACGTTGGTTGTTGCAATCTGGTGTTCCATCCTTGGACCCGTTATCTGGAAGAATTTGTGTTATTGGTACTCCGCAGCACGAACGGTGTATGGTGGAAACATTAAAAGATATGAAAGGTTGGAAGACATTAGAGTTCCGTCCAGATCTTGAAAATAAAAAAGCTTTATGGGATGAAGTGTGGCCTATAGATAAGTTAATTCAAAAGAAAGAAGAGTTAGATAGTATTAACAGGCTTTCGGTATTCTACAGAGAATACTTGTGTCAAATCGTTGGAGACGAAGATAACTTATTTAAAAAAGAAGATATTCAATACTATGAAGGATACCTTGAGCAAGACGAAGCAGGATTGTCTACTCTCATCCTGACGAACCTAAATGGTGAGGAAGTAGAAGAGAGGAGACCTGTAAACATCTTTACAGGCGTCGATCCTGCATCTAGTACGAAAAAAACTGCAGACTATTCTGTTGTATTTAATTTAGCAATTGACGATAAAAATAATAGATTTGTATTGCCGTACTTTAGAAAACGATCTACTCCTTTACGTTTAGCAGATGCTATTATTAGAAATTTTAAAATGTACAACAGTACAAAAACACGTATTGAGTCTGTTGGTTATCAGGAAATGTTACGTCAATACATTAAAGAAGAATCTGAAAAGCTTGGATTGTTTATTCCTGGATTAGAAATAAAAGAAAATCCACGAACAAGAAAATCTTACCGATTAGAAAGCTTGCAGCCGTTGTTTGCTAATAAAAGAGTTTTTATACAAAAAAATATGCAATCATTAGAAAACGAATTGTTATTATATCCTAGAGGTAAGAACGACGACTTGTTAGATGGGTTTTATTATGCAAATAAAAACTCATATAGACCAGGACATTCATATACACCTTTTTCTAAGAAAAGAGAAGACTATTACTATACTCCACAGAAAAGTTGGAAGATAAACTAAATATGTCTTGACTTTTGTCTATATATTCTTATAAGTTATATTAAGGTGCAGATAGATTTAGTAAAATATTATATTACAAATAATCAACTAGTCGAACTGTTGGACAAACATATGAACGTAGAAGTACCAAAAGGGTATAGGGTAATTGATGCCAGACAGCATAAAAAAGACAAAAAAGTCACAAAGAAGTCAAAGCTATAAAGATCTTGTTGATGTATTTGGATATATTCCTGGTAGATTAAAACCAGAATCTGGAGAAATACCAGATGACGTACAAGAGTCTATTGAGCTTCTAACAGAGTATAATAATCTTCGTGAAATATGGGCTGTTAAATTTCAAGAGTCAATAGAGTTCAGAGCTGGTGCTCAATGGAGTCAGGAAGAAAGAGATGTACTCGAATCACGTGGTCAAGCACCTATTGTTGTAAATCGTATACACCCTATCGTAGAAACAGCTAAATCTCTTTTAACATACAACTCTCCTGAATTTCGTTCATCTGCACGTGAAGACTCTGATAGAGATACAGCTAAAGTTTTCTCTGATTTATTTGCTTGGATGTGGGACCAGTCTTCTGGTAACGAAGAACTAAAAAAAATTGTAGACGATTATTATGTAGGCGGTATGGGATGTATGCACGTGTATCAAGATCCTATGGCTGATTTAGGTAAAGGTGAAGTATTTTTAAAATCTATAAATCCTTTAGATGTGTACATAGATCCAAATTCTAAAGACGTATATGCTAGAGATGCTGCACACATATTGGTAGTAAAGTATATTACAGATGAACAAGCAATGCAATTGTATCCTGACTTTATGGATATAATTATGGATGCAGATAGTGCTATAGATAACGACGAAGAAGTTCCTGCTACTGATTTAGCTGCAACTGAAGGACAAATATTTAATACAGATGAAGATACAAACTATCATACTAAAAGAAAATTTATAGAACGTTATACTAAAGAGATGCATTCATACTACAATGTGTATGAACCTTTTTCTCAAAAAGAATATTTGTTTGACGCATCAGAATATCAAGAATATAAAGATACATACTATTTGCGTATTACTAAAGCTACGGGAGAAGAAGTATTTATTTCTGATGAAAATGCAAAAGAAGAATTAATGCAGGTAGTAGAAGAGTATGGTGCTATTTTTCATTTTGAACTACCTGATCCCGAAATAGACGAAGAAGGAAATATGATTCCTCAAAGTCCTATTAAGGTTTCTGGTATAGAAGGTGAAGACGCTATACCAGGTAGTACTACTGTTATTACTCCATTAACAGCTGAAGAAATGGCTGGAATGGAAAATATTATGGTAAATAAAATTGAAAAATGTTGCGTAAAACTAACAGCAACAGTTGGTAATAATTTGCTTTATACTAGAATATTACCAATAGAAGAGTATCCTATTGTACCGTTAATGAACATTCATCATAGAAATCCATACCCTGAATCAGATGTTAGACTATATAGACCATTGCAGGAATACATAAATAAAATTCGTTCATTAATTATTGCACATGCAAGTACAAGTACAAATGTAAAATTATTGATTCCTCGTGGCTCAGCAGATCTTCGTCAAATCGAAGAAGAGTGGAGTAGAGCAGGTACCAGTGTTATTGAGTTCGATGCTGAGCTAGGTGCACCTATCGTTGCTGGTCCTGTACCCCTACCAAATGAATTGTATAAAAATGAAGGAGATGCTAAGTACGACCTAGAGTACGGATTTGGTATTTTTGAACTTATGCAAGGTAGTGGTATGAACTCTCCCTCAACTTATAGAGGAACACTTGTCGTTGACGAGTTTGGTCAACGAAGAATTAAATCTCGTAGAGATGATATAGAAAACTTTTTAAACCAATGTGCTAAAGTTGCTGTTCCACTTATGCAGCAAATATACACAGAAGAAAAAGTTATTAGATTAGTGCAACCAAATGGTTTAGAAAAAGAACAAAGATTTAACTTTTTTAAAGAAATGGAAAACGGCGATGTTATGCGTTTTCATGATGTAACATTAGGTAGATATGACGTGAAAGTTGTATCTGGATCTACGTTGCCTACAAATAGAATGGCAATGTTGAATACTTATATGCAAATGTATCAAGCTGGATTGATTGACCAAGTTGAAGTGCTGAAGAAATCAGAGTTGGTAGATATTGACGGTGTACTAGGACGAAGCGGTCAAGCAGTACAGATGCAACAACAAATGAATATGTTACAAGAAGAATTAAAGAAAGTCAAAGGTGACTTACAAACTGCTACACGTGAAGAGCTACATGCTAAGAAACGTTTAGAAGTTGAAAAGTTTAGTTCCGATTTAGATAAAATATCTAATAGGGCTGAATCTGCTACACAGCTTTATAAAGCTAGAATAGCAGACGTTGAAAACAATCTAATGAACTCCGTTAGCTCAGTAGAGAAAGACTTAGCTGAAGAGCTAAGTGAAGAACCTGCATTAGGAGAGATGGAGAGTTAGGAGGATAAATGAGTGAAAATAAAGAGATACTAAACACAGAACAACAGGTTGATCCTATGAGTACTGCTAGGGGAGCAACAAGTGACGATGACATTTTTAAACAAGTGTTTGGAACAAATACCGACAACTTTGTAGCTAGGGTTGGAGAAGATGTTCAAAATACTTATGAAAGTGAAACATCCGAAGTATCTGATGTTAGTAATCCAAAGGAAAGTTCTGACCAATTTCAGTATTGGCAGAGTCAAGCAGATAAAAAAGCTGCTGAAGTTGAAACGTTGAAGAGGGAATTAGAGTCTTTAAAGTCGAAAGAGATTTCTACTCCTGAACCAATACAACAAGCAGTTCAGTCTCAGGAAATAGTAAAACCTGTTAAACCTGTGAGACCGTCTGATTTTGATAATTCCGAGGCGATAACTGATCCTGATAGCAAATCTGCAAAATATCTTGCAGACAAGGAAAGATACTTAGACGATATGACTGAGTATTTAATGCAACAAGAGGAGACACGTAATCAGATTACACAAAAGCAATTAGAGGAGCAACGTAAGATGCAATCTCAACAACAATTGCTTAGTGATTTACAAACTAATTACGGATATACTCCGAATGAAGCTACTGATTTTGTAAAAACTATGTCATCACCAGAGTCGTTGTCCTTAGACAACTTAGTGAAACTACACAAATCATTGACATCAAGAGAAAATGAAACCATCTCAATAAGTCAGCCAAATGTGATAGATCCTAGAACAAGTGAAATGGCACAAAGACAACAAAAGTTAGCAATTCCTAGACCTATTAGTACTCAGCCAAGCGTCAATAAGCAGTCATCTAAACAAATAGAAGATCAAATGATGGATTCTATGATAAAGTCTTATAAAGACAAGAATCCATTTAGTTAATTAAGGAGAAAATAGGATGTCAGTTTATAGTATAAACCCTGGGGATGCACAAGGTTCTTTGGCTTCAACAAGTATAAATGATTCAAGAAGAATCTTTAACTTTGGAGAAAGAGTAGCTGAGCTTGCACCTCAACAATCACCTTTTCTTACTTACTTATCAAAAGTTTCAAATAAGCCTACAGATGATCCTGTATTTAAATTTTTGGAACAAAGACATCAATATCAAAGAAGAAGCTTTCAAATTCAAGCAGCTAAATCAACCGCAATATTTAGTAGCGGTGCTTTTGATGTAGCAGCTGGTTTAGAGCTTGACGCTGATGTACTTTATGATAAGTATGGAAGAGAAATCACAGTAGCAACAGCACCTGAGTTTTTGCTTGCAGATCAAATCGTAGCTATCGAATGTGAATACGATGCTAACGGTACAGATGCAGGAGCAGGTTTAGAAACTGCTGCTATAGCATATTACAAGTTAACTGCTGTTCCAGCAAAAGTAGATACAAATACTGCTGCTAGATTAGTAATGGACTTTATTAGAGTTAATTACAAACCAACAGGTTCTAATGGAGCTACAGCAACAAACGCAGGACAAATTACACCAGCATCTGGTTCTAAATTACATTTTAGAGCAGACGCAGATGCACAAGTAGTTGGTTCAGCTTTTGCTGAAGGTTCGCAAGATCCAGAAGGTTGGAGAGACGAGTTCTATAACAGAGAAGGATACACACAAATCTTTAAGACTAGTGTGCCTCTATTCTCTGGTACAGCACTTGCTACTCGTTATCGTGGATTATCAAACGAATACATGAGAGTGTATCAAGAAAAACTTATGGAACATAAGATGGATCTTGAGCACGCTATGCTATTTGGTATTGGTAGTGACGATTCAACAGCTTCAGGTCCTATTCGTAGAACTTGGGGTATTGTACCTTTCGTAGAACAGTATGGTAAAGTGAAAACACTTGACTATGCTAATGCAAGTTATGATACTTTTATAGATACAATGGAAGATGTATTCTCACCAGAGTCTGGAAACAGCGGAGAGAAACTTGTTCTAGCATCTAGAAAAGTTATATCATACTTCAACAAACTTGGTGGTACTTCGTTCTTAGGTAACACTATGGCGTTAAACAACCAAGTTGGTAGTGGTCTTGACATTCAAAATGTTGAGGGTTCATTTGGACACAACGTAACAAGAATTAGTACCATTTATGGTAACTTAAATCTTGTAATGGAACCACTATTTAGAGGGCCGTATGAAAATACAGCTGTTATGGTTGATCTAAATAACGTAGCATACAGACCATTAGTAGGTAATGGCGTATCAAGAGATACACAAATTATCACTAATGTACAAGATCAAAACGTTGATGGAAGAAAAGACATGATTCTTACAGAAGCAGGTCTAGAAATTTCATTACCTGAGACACACACTGTATTGCAGTTCTTTAGTTAAGTTGAATAATAAGGGGGGATGTAATATTCCCCCCTTTATAAAAGGAGAGAGATATGAAGTATAAATCAAAATCAGATGCAATTAAACCTACTGTTATTAGTTCTGTAGCTAAATATAGTGCTGCGGGTAGAGGTATGGGTAAATTGCTTATGGGTGGTGCAGCTGCATTAGGCGTAGGTGCTGGTGTTGCTCTTTTATCTAAGAAAAAGAAAAAGAAGGAAAAATAATGACTATGGTTACTAGAGCAGCCAAGCACATGTTGGCTTTACGTAAAAGAAAAGGTAAAAATAGTTTGTTTAATCCTACTTTAAAACAACTAAGAGATACCTCTAAAAACTTAGATTTAGCTAAAGAGATGGGAATGCAAAAGAAAATGTATAGAGAAACTGGACTAGAGAGTGCAGCTGACGTATTAAGAAAAAAAGGTAAAATGAAACTATGAGCTTACAAACTGAAATAGAAGCAATAACAGGTAGTATTTCAGATATTACTGCAGAAGCTGTATTGTATGCAAACGAAGGAAATAAGTTTGTACAAAGAGTTATTTCTAAAAATTCTGCACTAGCAGAAAGGTTAACTCTTGAAACTGAACTTACTGATGATACTGGATTACCTTTAGATAATGTTATAAATCTTGTTTCTGTAACTAGGTTAGATTCCGATGGAGGTAGATATAGAAGTTGCAATCGTATAAGCTACGAAGCTAGTAACGACGCATTAGACTCTGATAGTATCTATTTTGCGACTGTAACAGATCCAAAGTATTATTTAGAAGAAAATAGATTAAAAATAGTACCTACAGGACTTTCTGCTACAATTAAAGGCGTAGTAAAACATATAACTCCAGTAGATATTGCTGCTTTAAACATTGCATCAATTAGTAGATTGCCACAAGAATATTTTAGAGGCGTAGTTTTGTATGCAGCTTTACAAGTATTGCATAAAAGAATGAATGAAATAGATAAGCCTACTGGAAGTACTAGTAATTTAACAACTTTAACTGCGGGCCTTGTAAGTACTCCTGCTGATAGAATAGATCAAAATAAATGGTTTGATATTGTAGGAGATTATATTGAAAATGAAGATGTAGAATTAGCAAGTGCGTATTTAAGCAAAATAAATACTTATTTAAGCAATTATCAAACAGAGTTACAAGCAGATATAGGTCAATATCAATGGTACGAAAGTCAATACTTTAAAGTGTCTAGACAATTCGTAGAATTTTTAAATATGTTTTCTAGCGTAAACATGCAACCAACAGGAGCACCAAATGAAGCTACAGGAAATGATTGAAAAAGTACAAAAGCATCATCCAGATCTTGGTAATGTAGAAATAATAAAATTATTAAATCAAGCTTCTGATGAATTTTGTTCAAGAACATTAATATTAGATGAAGCTACTCAGTTTACTACAGTAGCTAATCAACGTTATTATGGACTAAAAGATTCTATATTAGAAATTAAATCTGTAGATATGCAAGACGAAGAAGGTAATACAAAATCAATTAAACGTTTACAGGGTAGACCAGAGTATAGGGATATAACATAATGGGACATTACGAAAAATTAAATTCTAGACAAACAAAACAGCATGTATATTGGGTAGAAAGAGATTCTATTGGTATTGCTTTATACGATGCTAGCAAGTCTGATAAAGAGCTATTTACTAGCGTAGAAGCTGCTCATACTATAACATTATTTTATCATAAAAAAGCTTTGCATTTTGGAGTAGACTCTTCTGGTACTTCAACATTGAATACTACGACATTAATGTCTGAAGATAGTGAATTGCCTACTCAGTTTCATCAATATTTAGTAGACAAGGCAATATCTATGGGATATGAAACAAAACCAGATATGATTCAAATGGCACCTTATTTTGATTCTAAATTTGAAAAAGGAATTAAAGAAGGTAAGACTTTTGCTAATAGAGGCCGTATAAGCGGTAGAAGAAGAATAGTGCAACATAGTTTCTAATGGCTAATACTTGGAGAGTAGGACAATTTGGGTTAACATCGTTTGATGATCACAATTTATCATTAAGCGATTTGATACAACATTTTAATGATGATATTAATAACAATTTTACAGATATACCTACTCCAGATGGTAAGGTAGATCTAGCAGTTTTTACAGATATACCTACTCCAGATGGAAATGTGGATGAACCAACTTATATAATGGTACCACAACCATTGGGTAAAGTAGCAGAACCAGGATATACAAAGGTTCCTGATTCTAATGTGCCTAGTTTTACAAATATACCATTACCAGATGGTAAAGTAGATGAACCAATCTATGAAGATAGAATAAAAAATACATAGGAGATAATTATGGGTGGAAGTTTAACAAGTCCAAATAAGATTAAAGACGTCTATAAAAAAATAGTCTTTTATGAGAATAATAATTTTAAAATAGACAATGGTACTGAAGATGTTATTGTAAGCACTGAAACTACTTTATCTGAAATAGATACAACTAATTTTTCAGATACTGCTTTAGTGTTAGAAAACGAAGGATTAAACTCTTCAGATAATGATACGAGTTTACCTACGACAGCAGCAGTAAAAGATTATGTAGATAATAAAATAACTGCACAAGATTTAGATTTTCAAGCAGATGCGGGTGGAGCATTGTCAATAGATCTTGACAGTGAATTATTAACAGTATCTGGAGGAACGGGAGTTGCAACAACTGGAAGTGGTAATGCTATTACTATAAACACAGTAGATAGTGAAATAGACCACGATAGTTTAAATAATTATAGTAGTGATAAACACGTAGCACACACTAATATTACTTTAACAGCAGGAGCAGGATTAACTGCAAATAGTGGTGGAAACATTGCTGCAAGTAGAAGTTTTGATATAGGAGCTGGTACGGGTATTACAGTAAATACAAATGATGTTGCTGTAGATACAAGTGTTATTGCAACAAAAACTTATGTAGATACTCAGGTTAGTACAGTAAATACATTAGAAGAATTAACAGATACTAATATAAGTAGTCCTAGTGACAAAGCTTTATTACAATACGATAACAATACAAATAAATGGATAGGAGTAACAGAAATTGACGGTGGCCAATTTGTTTAAAGGGGAAAAATATGAGTAACAATACATTAAA